CCCCCTCGATGTGTTTTTTTAGTCAACCTTATTTATGTGCTTTTTTAGTGTATGGTGTAAATTTGTTAAATAATTAATATATTTATCTTATTCATTATGATAATATATATTTATGTAAAAAAACAAAAAACACATCCCAGTGCGAAAAAACACATAAAAACACATAAAAACACATAAAAAACACATAAAAAACACATTTAAATATTTATTTTCTTTGTATATATTAAATCAGTATGGTATTTTATGACTGTATTCCCTGTAAATATTCTACAATACGGAAGACAGAATTTCAAAGACATTTACTCACTAAAAAGCACATGAGTCAACCAAAAGTCAACCTTGAGTCAACCAAAAGTCAACCTTTAGTCAACCAAAAGTCAACCTTTAGTCATGAGCTTCAATGCAAATACTGTTTGAAGCAATTCAAATACAAGCAGAGCATGTACAAACATATTAAGTATGTATGTAAAAAAAACAAGGATGAGGACTTTAAGGAGCTGGCGCGGCTTATGAACGAAAAGGAGAAACAGCTAAAGGTTCAGGGTTCCCAATTGGAGAAAATGCAAAAACAAATTGATAAATTAACGAATAAACTACAAATTCAAAACATCAACAACGGAACCATCAATAACAATAACAACAATAACAATACCATAAACATTCAATTGTTGAATCACGATGATACGGATTACAGTCACATGACTCCGAATGATTATATTACGTGCATTCAGAGTTGCAATCGATGCGTGAAGCAAATGATTGAAAAAATCCACTTTAATATGGATAAACCAGAAAACATGAATATCTATTTATCCAATATAAAGGGGAAATATGTAATGATTTACAAGGACAATACTTGGCAACTTCGTGATAAGAAAGATCAAATTGATGATATGTATGATTATAATGAAATGATGTTGGAAAATTGGTATGATGAATATAAAGAAAAGTACCCACATATTGTTAAATCATTCCAACGATATTTGAAAAATAAGGATGGAAATAGTGTATTGAATAATGTCAAAGATGAGATATTATTGATGCTATACAATAAAAGAAACATGATTTCTCTGGAATGAATATTGCGGATAAAATTTGAAATAAAGACCTCAAGAATACATATAGTAAAATTCAATATGTATTCGTGTAGTTGTGATATGGTTGAAAAGCGACAGTTCCATACGAAACTTTATTCATATGGAGTTCAAACGAATATTTGTCGTTTATCAAGTGCAAAAAGTACAAAAGAAGTAACTTTTGTTTGTTCTCTTTGTCAAGAATCAAAATCTGGAAAGGTTGTTTCCATCATGAATAAGAGTGGAATATGTGATGATTGTTTTAAAACAAAAGAGGAAACGACAAAGTTGCATTTACATGAGCGTATTCAAAATGAAATCATTCAAAGAATGCTCGATGCGACGACGACGACGAAAAAGTCAGAAGTGATTGCACAGGTTGCACAAACACATCAAATATCGGAGCACAAATGTAGAGAGCTATACAGCGAAATTCCTTTGGAAACATGGCTAAATATCCCTATTGATTACGATGCGTTTGTAAAGCCCGTCGCAAAAATAGGTTGTAAAGAATGCGGCAAGATATTACCGAAGATGAAAGAAGGAAGTATTTTAATTTGGAAGGGAGAAAAAGTATGTGATTCGTGTTGGTGTAATCATGAAACAGAAAGAAAATCGTTATGGGAGCAAGTACGATTAGTATGGGGATGTAACAAAACTTGTAAAATATGTAAAACAATAAAAGAAAAGGATGGAGTTCGATTTCAATTTGATCATCTAAATATGTTCGACAAAAATGATTCGATATCGTCCATGATATTGCGTGGAGAAAGTATAGATGATATTGAAACAGAAATCGATAAATGTCAGTTTATTTGTCTCTCTTGTCATCATCTGATTACAGAAATTGAAAATACCTTACCTTTTACACAAGCCAAGAAGAATTTGACGCGTCAGCTCAACGAAGGCGTCATTAGTGAGGAAGAACATCATGCAGAAATGTTGAAATGGAATGTATATTATGAAGAAAAAATGGAAGATGTGTATCTTAAATTACAAATGGCAATAGAAAAACAACAAACAAATACGGACGAATGTTGCCCGTATTGCTTGGAAGAAATCAAGACGAGCGAAATAACACACCCAAATATTAATATATATTCAAAAAAATATGTGAATAATGATCTAAATAAAATTGTATTAAACATCGACCCAGAACAAGATGCCATGGGAAAATATACTTGCGATAAGTGTAAGAACAGCGTACATTATAGTTGTTTTGAAAGATATAAATTACATCAATTACGAGATACAAATGAATATAAGCAAGACATGGAAACGTATGAATCGGATGTAGAAGATATCGAAGATTATGTTCAATGTCCTTGTTGTCGTCATGAAAACGGGTGGTTTCGACATAATGTTGATATAGTGAGTCGCCGTAAAAATAGAGCAGATAATCCCAGTCACATTGAGTATTATATACGAAACAAGTACAATATGAGTGCGAGTGAATATTTGAGTCATATTCATGCGGATCGTAGAGCTCAACTCGAAAAGGCGGCGTACATACAAGGACATACATTTCTGGAATGAATGAATTAAACCACTATAAAAGATGGTTGCATGGCAATACCACAAACTCCATTTGAATATGAATCGCTCGATTTTGCAATACGAATATATCCATCTTCTCCCCAAGAAGTACCCCAACTATTTTTCACGATCCAATAATCTTGATTGTCTTCGGTTCCATATCCTACAATGAGAACGCCATGATCCAAATCTGTACCACAATTATCATTGTTCAAGATACCACTTTTGTAGAATTGGAAAATAGATGTGTCTGCTTCAATTGCAACCGAAACAGGACTTTGAAATACCGCTTCTTGTAATTCATCTTCGCGCATAGAAGTCACATCCATACAATAAGAAAATTGTGCAACTTTTGTGCAATTATTTTCCAGAGAAGAACAAGAAGAGCTCTGTGCTTCGTATGGAATGTTTTCTTCGCTACACATACCATAATCAATTGCGTATTGAAAGGCATGATCCATATCTCCGCCGTTGCATCCAAAGTTAATATACTGCTTTGAACAATCCAGCAACTGCTGTTCAGACAAAGACACAAGTTCATTTTGGGCAATGGACCAAGCACCTTCCATTGCTCCCGTTGCTGAAAAACTCCAACAACTACCACATTGTTCTTGATTTTTCACAGGGGTCACAGCGTCAAAGTCACGCCAATCCCACGCAGAGGGACTTTCCATAGATTGAGGTTCAAACGAAAAACAGGTTTTTGTTTTAGTCAGAGGATAAAATCCTTTCATAAAAAGGTGAAATTCTAGCGCAGTATAATCTCCAAAGTGATTCATTTCAAAAGTAAGATGTTCGTATTTTTCATTAAGGCGTTCAATAAGTTCAATGTTTTTTTTAAAATTTGTATATCTAACTTCGAGCATATCAGGTGAGTAATAGTTCTTATTATGAGTTTGCATGAATGATTGAAACGAATCCATTGTATCAGAATAAGCGTTCGATGTATGAATTGCCATGAAAGACAACATATATTTTAGCATCATGGTAATCATTATAATGTTAGTGTTTGTGTCTTTATTTTCTTTCTGTAATATAATATAATATAATGAAAACAGAAAAAGATATTTTAATGTATTATCAAACTACCATTCGAAATGTAGGATTATACACGTCGGTGTCATTGGCTTTATTAGGATACAGTCGATTTTATCGAGGGAAAAGTCAAATGTATAACATTTCTTTTATTATATTAAGTTTGCTCTTGTTATTTATTGCCAAAGTCATGTGTTACATGTTGATTCATGACATCAAGAAAATGAAAAAGAATGTAGAGGATCCAATACATCTCGATAAATGGGTGCAAGTTGCGTATGGTGTATTGTGTGTTGATATATTAGTTGCCCTCTTTGGTATTATTACATTGATTCGAGAACTAAGGAATTTAAATTGATTCACATGCCAGTATTCTATAGACGCTCGGAAATAACTTGCGCATCACGGTCCTCTTCGTCATCTGAATTATAATCAGTGAGTTCAATGTTTTCCCGTAATTTACCCTCGTTTTTGTAGATATGTCTTGGGAAGTATATACTGTCTCTATATAAAGAACGAATACACATTCCGATTACCAATACGAATACCCCAGATACACACGACACATAAACAATATGATTTAGATTCATATCATATTGTTTGAATTATTTTTTAACTTACTTTCACATGTAATTTTATAATAAAACAAATCATGGAAAAAAAAGATTGAAAACAAGTTACGAAGATAGTAGAATGACTTTACATGTTATTGAAGAATTATTAACATTCACCAAATAGTTGAGTTTCGTAGTAATTGCGTACATTTAACGCAACCATTGTGGATTCGTGTTCCACTGCATCCACCAACATTTTGACTGTATCCTTTTTGTTGGCGTAGCTCATGTGTGTCAGATGAAATTTTATCATTTCTGCTACAGTTCCTTTGGCGTTGGCATTTCCTACATTGTAAAGTGGTATACGCATCACGCTTCCAATGAGGTCATTGACATAATCATCATCCATTGATTCAAATGAGCGTTGCATGAAGGGATCTCGGCAAAGCGGGCATGTATTTTTTTGATGCATAAATTTTGAAAAACATTCAATACAAAATGTATGATTACATTCTAGAACGACTTTACTTTTGTCTATTGTTTCATAGCAAATGGGGCACTCTTTCGACTCGCTCGGTGAGTCTTCTTCTTTGGGTTGTTTCAGTAATGGTTGAAGATACATTGCGGCGAGATGGCGTTTGTTGAACTTTTTCCGCATATCGGGAGAACCATCCTGGCGTTTTGGAAACTCCGTAATGTGGTGTCGGTCATAATATGCCCAAAGTTGGTTGTTTCCGTTATCCATTATATGTTTTGTGGTACTGATGTTGATGTATGACGAAGAAATGGATTTGTTTCAATTTTTTTTGTCTTTTTGTCTTTTTTGTTTTGGTAATTTCAAAAAAAAATTGAAAGGATTTCAGGGTTTCATCTAACATCAAACCAAAACACAAAATGAATCCTTCTCAAACTTACAGCGAATCACATATGATGACTTTATATCAATTTGATAGTCAATTTGCAGGGCGCCCAAGTTCGAAAAATTATGATAAAACAAAAATGATACATATTCATCGCCGCAATCGAGCATTTGTTTGGAAAAAAAAAGACGAAATCAATTTGTTGGATAGCATTTTGAAAGGTTATTATATACCACCAATTATTTGTAATTCTCGTATGGTTGATGGACATGAACGACGCGAAATAATGGAAGGAGGAAATCGTGCGACGACATATCGAAAAATTATGGAAGGCAAGGTAAAAGTTCTTAGCGAACAAGAAAAAGATAAGGTCAAAATGCATCAAATTCATACGGTCGTTATGCATGGATTAAACGGCAAACAAATTCGTGAAATGTTTCGTCGGTTGAATAAACATGTTAAGGTTACGGACGGTCAATTGTTTAATATGTCAAGCGAGGATTCCAATCTTATTCAATATGCGATTTCTTTCCTCGATGATATTGCATTTCCTTTTCGCGAGAAAATCGACCGACACTTTTCAGATACTTGTGAAATCCGTGAAAAAGGATGTGATTCTGGGCAAAAACTACTAGAAAACACAATGGGAATTCTTTCCGGAATCCTTTATGGACCAGAATACATCACTACCTCATTTGATCGTCTGGAAGAATTCGTAGAAAGCAGCAATGAAGTTGATACAGAAAAAGTAGAGTACTATTTTGAGAAAATTTTCAAAATATTTGATGATGTCGATACATACATGCGCGAAGATTCTTTATCAAAAACAAAGAAGAAAGCTCAAATGAATCTCGGTACCAGTATGGGACCGATTGTATATGACTTGCTTACATGCTATAGGGATGAAGAACAACTTTCAATGATTCAAAATAAATGGATGCAATATATTCTTAAAAAAAGACAAAATATTGCGTTGTCGAAAGAAGCGATGCAAACATCCGGAGCTCAAAACATCACCCCTACAAAACTAAAACGCATCTGCAAACAAGTCGAAATATATGTTGATGAAAATCGTCTTCTCACTGCGGAAGAATTGAGTGAAATTTGTCACGAACATTCTGAACAAGACGAAGAATCAGATGAAGAATCAGGTGAGTGCATCTATTCTGATGACTGTTATGTTGTTGTAAAGTGAATTTTATGTGCAATTTCGTGGGTAGATATAACTAAGTATATGATTAAAAAATAAAAATTATCACAAGAAACACAACAATAAATAAACCAATATAATTTTTTATTTCTTTATCATTTAGAATATTTTTTTTGTCTTTTCGAACCATTACATATGTGAAATATTATTATGGAATCTCAATATTTTTACGATGAAGAAGAGCCAGCTTTCGAGCCGTCGTCTTTTGATTGTTATAATAGGTAAATTCAAGATCAGGATTTGCTCCGGCTTTCAAAAGAGCATTTACTTGTTCCTGTACATTGCGAGAGCTTTGATTGATGATCATTGTAAGTGGTGTAATTTCACATATTTCTTGATGTGTTTCCTTCTGTATGACTTTTCCAATTGCATTAGGCTGCTCAAGTCGTGACAAAATATCCGGACGACCGTTTATTATGTTTTCGATACCGTGTATTTTGATGTAGTATTTTTCATTTTTGTCGTTGTATGCTTCGTTGAAATTTTTCACACTTTTCATGATATGCTTTTGACATCGTGAAATAATATTTTCATTGATTCAATTTTATTGCTATCAGGGTTATTTCATCACACAATTCGTCTTATAACTTTGGTTAATGTAAAGAAAATTAATTATGAATATGTATTTAAATATTTTTCTCAATATTCATACATATGAGCGCGGAGGATAGTAGTACTCCGTATGTAAAAATTGAACCAGAAAAATGGCGGGGATTCGGGGACATACATATGAGAAATATTCCATCGGAATCCGACACATCGCACGGTGAAACGGAACATTTGAATCCAGAGACGACTGTATCCACAGTTGATGAAGATTCTATATATAATTTTGACTTGGAATCCTGCTTTGTTAGTTTTTCAATTCCGTGTCATGTGATTGGAAAAGTAGGGATACGAATCGGCGTTGGCTATCCATCTCTCTTTTTTTTGTATGGATTTTTTTTTATTGTTTTTAATTTTTGTTATTATGTCTTTGCGTTTGGTGTTAAACCATTGTGCGATACATCAAACCTGATTCAGCTGTGTTCTTTTACGATGGATAAGAAGACTTGCACCAGTTCGTATATGGAAGTCAATAATAATTTTTATGTTTGTGAATATAGCGATAAATATAAAACTTGTTATGGCAGCAAACAAACTTGTATAAAACAAACAGAATTCACAATTTTGTGGTCTTCTTGGTGTTTCTTGGAAGTACTCACATTAACAGCACTTACGCTGATACATTTGTTTGTGCGTCGAAATATAAAAGAGAGGATGAAGATGACTCAGGACACTTTGTGTAAAGATGTTTTGTATGTATTATTTTGTAGCACTTGTTCTTTGGCGCAACAATATAGAATATTAGAAAAACAAGATAATATCATTATAGATGTATAATTTGATGTATTCCCTTTTTGGTGGGCTGTATATAAATTTCGGAATTTATAATAAAAGAATTTTATTCATTATGTCTATACTATGTTAAATGATTGTCCAATTGAATTATTGAACATCATGTCTATTTATATAGATGCTCGTGATAGATTGAGATGGTCTATATGTGAAAAGAATACTCATATTTGTCGCAATAAAGAGCGCGTTATATTGTCTTGGCGATTATTGAAACCTTATTTGTCTATATATGAAAGAAATCCAATATTCTTTAATGAGGTTGATTTGACGGAGACGATTTATGAATGGGATATGATGGATTTAATCGAACGCCGCGATGATACGATTGAATATCTAAGATTGTTGGCGGAAACATTATTAGACCAACATGGAATGCCTATATTTTCATATTCAACGAGCAATAAATACATGGTAAAGGGCATGTATTCATTTCGCTATGTGGTGAAACGACATATTTTGTCTCCTTATACTTGGAATAGTCCTTTAGATGAATCACTCATAAACAATTCAAAGTGTTTTTTATCGGGAGTGTACGGCATTCGTTCTCCATCAAGGCAACTGAGGAAGATCATGCGTTCTTTAACCTTAAAGGCGCTCATTGGGTAATTATTTTATCAAAGGGTTAATTCACCTCCTCTATCGTGTTCATTTCTCGAGTTTCCGTATCCGTGGTACCTTGCATAAGATTCATTTTCCAATTTATGTAATGTATTGATGTTTTCTATTTCTAGTTTTGTCAATCTCTCTAATTTAATCATATGATTTTTAATATTTTGAGTATGTTTTTTAATAATCGTTTCTTTTTTTTTCATGTCTTTGAACATATCATTTTCCTGTTGTTTTAGTTCGCGTCTTCTTTTATTTCTGTCATTTTTTCCTTCGTCGTGGGAGAATGGATTAAGATTCTGTATCCTAGTTTGATTCAATTCTAGTTGTTCAAGATCAATTCTTTCTTTAAGATTAAATATTTTCTCTTGCTTTCCCGTTGTAAGATGACCTTGTATGTCATCTTCCAATTCATTATATGTATCGAAAACGATGATGTTGGGAACAAGTGCAGCGCCGCCAAGTTTTGTTTTATTTTTCGACAATCTTTTTTTAGTTTTTTTCGTTTTTTTTTTATTCGATGAAACGATTCGTTTAGAACTCATTATATAATACTATATATTAATTATTTTCGATACATACTCTTGTACAAACTGTTTCTAAGGTGTCTATCTGCATGTCGTCTGCTTATTTGGTTAGAAGACGGTCGGGGTGCAAATTGCTTTTGATTTATTTTTACTTCGATGTTATTGTTCCATATATTTAAATAATCATTATTCTCTATATATAATCTGTCATCTATCACACCATAAATTCCTTTTACATTATCTTCGTGAAGATTACTAACCCAATCTTCGTAAGTCGGAAATGGTTTATTTCCACGTTTATTTCTACTATAAAAATCCTCTAAAAACTGATTTAGATGTTGTTTGATTAGAATAAGCGACGCTTCCTTTGATTCATTTACAATTGATTGTGGATTGTTTTCAGAACGGTCTGTTTCGACGAATCGTGGATTTATTGTACTTTCTATTCTTTCTCTCATTTTTCCGAAACTTAAGAATGGTTCTGGTAATTCTATTTCGGTTTTATCTCTCAATGCTCTCAATTGTATGTATATTACTTTTTTTGAATCTTTTATTTTCTCTATTAGTTTTTGTTTCTCAAGTAAAATAGACTGATCTTTTTCTTTTAATTTTTGCTTTTTTATTTGGGCGATTTTATATGGTATCATAGTAAGATGTTCCCTTCCTTCATCAATTCCACTTGCTATTTGAGTCCCTAGTTGGTGGAATCTATCTCTTGTCCGACCGCCTATTTCTTGTGCCATATCTTGTGCCCTATATTTGGCGAATCGCAACCTATCAGAAAGTGTAGCATTACTCTGTGTGTTCGTTTGCAATCTCTCTTCTGCCTCCCGTCGGTCTGCTTCTCGTTGCAATCTCTCTTCTGCCTCCCGTTGGTCTGCTTCTCGTCGCAATCTCTCTTCTGCCTCATGTAGTTCTATGAAGCGTAACCTTTCGTTATCACCGAGAAATATTGCTACATTTTTTTGTGAAGGGCTTGTGTTTAATTTCCCAAAAGGTGTTGGTAGATTATGTTCATTCCCAAAAGGTGTTGGTAGATTATGTTCATTCCCAAAAGGTGTTGGTAGATTATGTTCATTTCTACCAATCATATTTTCAAATTTCCGTATATCCAGGTTTAATTGAGAAGGCGTCTGTGAATTGGTTTTTTCATTAAATTTAGATAAAGTCCTTTGTTCTTTTTCATACCTTTTAATATCTCTAGTTATGGCATTATTATATCCGGAACCACCTTTCAAGATTCGATTCTTCTTTTTTTGTTTTATTTTTTTATTTTTTGTCTGATTTTTTCGCCTTGACGATGTATATTTGCGAGTCATTATATATATACTATATTAAATATAGTATATATTCTTAAAATGTATGAAGTTATCGTGCTCTACTTTTTGAATTGTCGTAACAGTGCTTGTTTTTCATCTAAACTTTCTACCATTTCTGTATGCGTTTGAAGGAGTAAATCCTTTTCTATGTTTAATGCCTCTTTTTGGAACTCCAATGAATCCTTTGTTAATTCAAAATTTTGTTTTTTCGACTCGAAATCGCTTTTTTCTTTTTTGAATTTTTCTGTTGAATCAATTAATTTCTTTTTCATGATAACACGATTTTTTTCATTTGTATCAATTTTACTATTTAATTTTCTCAATTCGCTTCTAATTGAATTTATTTCCCTTTTGATGCGTGTTTTATTAAAACTGTTTACAAAATATTTACGCGAGTTTCCTAATTGTTTGTATATTGAACGCGGTGGTGGTGGCGAAGGTAATGTTTGTGGAGGCGTTAGTGGTTCGGGACTTGGAAAATTATTGAATTGATTCATACCAGAAGGAATTATTGAAGGCGAAGTCAAAGATTTTGCTTGTCGCATTCCAAATTTAGAAAAGTTTCCTCTCATTCCGCCTTTAAGTGTTCTATTTTTCTTTTTGTGTTGTACTTTTTTGTGTTTGGTCTTGGTATTTTTCCGTGATGGGGTCATTGTTTATACTAAGTAGATATTTTATAAAATTTCGTCCACAAGTCCAAACTTCAAGCAAACATCAGAGGGTAACCATATGTCTTTTTGAAGCAGTTCGTGCAATCGAGTATTGTTCAAATGCGTATTCTTCTCGTAAATATCAACGATCATGGACATTAGGACATTCATATTGTTCAACTGGTCTTGTAGTTCATTGAATTTGCCGCTCTCTGCTCCCGATAATTGGTGTATTAACATCAAGGAGTGCTTGGACATAAATCGTTTTTTACCAACGACGCTTATCAAAGTAGCTGCACTGGCAGCAAACCCATCCACATATGTGTATACATCGCTGTCCAAGTTTTGAATGACGTCAATCAAATATAGCGTATGCATTAAGCTGCCTCCTTGACTTTGTATGTGTAAGTGTATTGGCAAGGAATCTATGTGATACTGAATTTTAAGCGTCTGTATCTTTTGATCTACTTCGAGAAGTAATCTCTTTAATTCGAAACAACTCCGTTGCGTCATGGGGGCGTAAAAATAAATTTCATTCGAGGACTCTTGTAAGATACCAAATTCATTCACCACTTGCTCGTCGTTCATCACGGGCATCACGGGGGGCGTTTTTTTTTCTTGTTGTAATTCTTGTTGTAATTCTTGTTTTACTTCTTGTTGCAACGAAAGAGGGGTGCTAGATGCGGCCGCTCCCAACAGCAGATTACGTCTTTGTAACGAGAAAGATATTCCGGAAGTTAGGAAAAAAGGGAGAAACAACATGGACCATTTCATACGAAGTTTACTACATAAATATATTTTATGTTTTACTTGAAAAACAATTTAAACATAACTATACATTAGTATATGTGTCTTGCTCCTGTAACTCAGTTGGTTAGAGTGCTGGTCTTATGAGCCGGAAGTCGCAGGTTCGAACCCTGCCAGGTGCATCTTTTGATTTTGCTTTTTATTTTACACCTTTGAACATTTAAAATACTTATTATCAAATCGACAGGGTGTCATTGTTTATATCCCTTTGAATCGCCGGCGCAACGTGGCGCGCCTCTTTTTGTGCTTTGAATCAACTCGTTCTCCATACAAAGGAAACGGAATATTTATTTTCTCCACCTTCATGTTGGCCAATTCCACCATGCGCTTGCGAGTAGAAGGGCGCAAAAATCGCCAAATATAAGGCATTTTCGCATGAAGGGTGCGCACATCCACAGTTGTTCGTAGTTTCTTCTTAGACTTATTTGGCAAACAGGATTTAAACCGTTCCCACTCTTTGGTACATTTTTTTTTATGATAGGGACTATTTCCGAGGTGCTTCATATTACAATTATTCCAATTGCGACTGCTTATTTTACCGTGTTCATAACAATATTGGGGCGGACAATGCGGCATGGTCTTCCCACAAGGCACATGATCACAACTCCTCCATTTACATTTTACGGTTTGGTTCTTTTTTGGCATATATATTATTTCAATATAAAAGGTGTAAAAGAATAATTTCGTTCATTTTTTAACGCGGTGAAATAATTCGTATACGACTTCTAATGTATTTCGCATTTTTACGGGATCATGCTTATTGCTGTATGAATGTGGAACTCGTATAGGACCACTTTGCGTGTATTTGGAAGCTAATATATAGTATTGAAGAGGCAATATCTCGGTAGATTTGAAAATACAAGTTCGGTTTAAAGATGTTTTTTGAAGAAACGATTTAGCGAAATACATCATATATATATATATGAATGATATTCTAACTTTTGTCATAATACCAATACTTTGCTCGGGGACAGTATATTGGGGACTTTCTTTTTGTTGGTTTTTACTAGACGTGTTTATTGCTCCTCAATTGCGCATTCCTGGGGGAGAACACATTGATTGGACCTTGTACAAAAAAACTGCGCGACATGTGTTGAAACTCCATACAGTGACTCCGTTTGTGATGTACGGAATGATACCCATATGGAAATTCCGTGGCGTAGATGTTGAGTGGGAATCGTTCTTTTCTTTGTTGACCCTTTTGAAAGGATTGAGTTGTCCGGTATTTGGGGAAATTGTGTTTTATATCGGACATCGTATGGGCCATCTTCCGATCTTTTATAAATCCATACACAAGAAACACCACGAATGGATCGTTCCTTGTGCAGTTGCAGCATCGTATACAACCTTCTATGAATATCTTTTTTGTAATTTGCCCGTTTTTCTTCTCCCACCCCTTATCGTGAACCTAAATTGGAACGCAGCGCAACTGTGGTTCATTTTTGCTATCATAAATGTGGTTAACGATCATTCAGGGTATGTTATATTCCAACGTAGTGTATATCATGCGAATCATCATAAATATCAAAAATACAATTATGGTTATCCCGAGTTGGATGGAATGTTGCGGAATAAGATATATATGTAATCGATGAATTATTGGTGTAGGGATGTATTGGTTAATAAAAATTGAAAATAACTTCCACAACCAGACGCAACTGTACCGAATGTTCCCTACAAACCTTCAGTCCCCGGCGAGCGATGCTGAAAAACTAAAACATTATTACGAGACCCAAAATATATCCGAGTATCCTAAAACAGCATCGGGGATGCCAGATATGCGTTCCACTATCAATCGAAATATGATCCAAGACCTTTTGTTGACACGGTGTAGTGATGATATCAAACCCAATCATAGGAAGAAGCAAGAGCATCATCTAAAAATATTAGAAGAAAAACGATATACTTATAACGGTAAAACAGTGAACTTCAAAGATTGGGTTTCTATTATCTTTAAGGAAAACGCGCCACATGCCACTCCTGGTGACCACAATTCGTTCATGCAACATATCATCCTCGGGTTACATGATATTATGTGGCATTCGTCTATAGACCCTGAAATATAAATATACTAAATAAACTATATTATGTATTGATTCATATAATATTGTTTTGAAAATTTTTGCTGTTTATATTTATTTTTTATTTATATTCACATATACAATTATGATATATCCAAGAATCAAACCTATGACGACTTTATTGAAACCAATCGACGAGTGGTTCTTATTTGACCCTTGTTGGACCGCACCTCAATCTATCATCGTATTTGGCGATGACATAAAACAACACGAATCATTAAAAAATAGATGGTTTATTTGTGGAACCAGAAAAGGTAATATTCGTTTGGTACACGAGGATCGCACAACAACCATACTCAGTATTGCGAAATGGAAAGTAGTAGAATATTTGTTTATCGGTTCTCCGACTGATTTTAAATTAAATACTTCATAAGTGGAGTTGGGTTAATGACCACCATCGTCGGAGGAATCTTGATAATGCTGTACCGCATAGGCAATAATCATACCTTCCATGCCTATTTTGGAAATAATATCCAACACGCATATGAATCCGTCCTCTACGGATTGAGTGATGACACCAAAGTGAGCTCGTCCTAACAACACTGCGATGGGGTAAAAACTCCACGATACGATCATCAATGTTTCGAGATTGTCAAATAATTCGACGGTGTGTTCGATAGTTTCAGAGTGATCATCATGATGATCATCGTGTTCTAATGAATCATATAAAGGCTGAGCAACATCCATCACCAACGTACACACCATTAAAATATAGAATGCCGCAGCAATGACAAACAATGTATATTTGACCCCAAAGTGATGCTCTTGGTCGATGACAGCGGATGATATACCTAAACCAAGTGTGATTAAGTCACAACCGATTACCATCACAATAACATGACCTTCCGCATGCGCAATATGACACAATTCGTACAACATCAATGGCGTTGTTGTGATCCAGTCCACGTAACGAACAAACGGAACAGGCGTGGCTCCAATTTTCATTTCTCCCACATGAGATGCTTTTACAAAGTAAGCAATAGACGCAATGGCTTGCACTAAAAAGGTATTCACGAAGGGAGCGGGGTGATCAAACGACCCGTAAAAGATCAACAACACAATTGTAGATATTGAAAAGATATATTGAGTCGTCCAACACAACTGTTCGCAATAATGGTCCAAACATGGTGTTTCCAGTGCCTGTACTACCTCACGTCTTTTTTTTATGGATTGATGTGCGCTTTGGAGAATATCATTTGCAGACCGTTTGGGTGTTTCTGTGACCATGCCTTCTTTTTTGAGAAGACGTATTAGATTTTGTATTTGTGGATTGCTATTCAATGAATCACGCATGGAATTTGGATCACTTAAATCTATACTTAATTGTTGTTCTGGTGGTGGGTGCATATCGCGTAACGGTTGTATGTACATTTGGGGACTTATTTCCGTTATTTTTTTATTTTCCTGTGGTAGGCTATCCATACGCTTTGGAGAATTTCCTTGTTTTCTTTTGCGTTTTGCGTCCACAACTTGGGACACTGCTGGTACATTGTTGGAATATAACAGATTTAATTCAAAATTGTCTTGTGACACGATTGAATGTTCATCGTTTGATTCAGATGCAGGTGAGTATGGTTCTTGTTGTTCTTGTTCTTGTTCTTGTTCTAGTTCTAGTTGTTTTACAGGTTGAAGTACAGGTTGAACTTTTGTATCACGAGGTGACGCGCGATGTTTTGTTCGATTTCTATTCTTTGAATCATTAGACTTCTTTGAATTATTAGACATGTTAGACATGTTAGACATGTAATTTTCATTCATCTTCGGATCCGTTTAATTATTTAATTCTTTTGTTTTTAAATCAATTTATAAATAATTTATTATGTATTATGATGTCATAAATACCGATATATCGTGTTAATATTGTGCGCGTCACATATACAAGAGACATACAGTCGTATTTTCAACCAATCAAAACGCAGTATTTGGAGAATTCCGGAATTACACGCTGTCATGTGCGTCATCATCTGTTGAAGATTGAAGTTCATCTCGGTATTTTTACATTGAACCCAATGTAATTATTTCAAAAAAGAAGTTAAATATTACCGACATATAATTGTATTGTAAAAACTGAATGAGAAACATCCAACGACAAATACGGATTCATGTGGATACTCCACGTGATGATGACTACTATAGTGACGAAGAACCAAGTTCCTATGGAGACATTAAACCAATCTCAAATCGGAACATGATTCATAAAATAAAATCCATGCAATCGGTTGATTTATCAAAGTCAAATATATCAAAAGCAAAGAAAGAGTCGTCACGAGAACTACTTTCATCTCCATTGTCGCGAAATATGAACACGGACATGAACATGGATATGTTGTGTGGAAAAAAACAGGTTGATGTTGTTTTAAATCATTGGACCACGCAACTTT